AAACTACAACGCAATCTGAAAAGATAATCGTGAATGTTTGAAAATTTATTGTATTGGGCAATCAGCAGGCAAGCACCTAAGTTATAAATAAGGTGAAGCTTCAACGACTACCTGTGATGAATGTAGCAGGGTAGCACCAAGCGGTGCGAAATGGTTGGCTGTTTATAATTAAACAGAAGATATAGTCTGAACTTCTATGGAGACATAGAGCAGCATGTAATGATGCGGGGGAGGTCTAGCGAACCTCTCTGAACACAATTGTAGCAGAACAAATCCCCGGTGCAATGGACGCATTCGTTAAAGCAGCAAGAGAAGCTTTCAATGATGAAAATATCGGCACTAAAGAGTTGTTTAAACTGATGGAAGATGGGAAGCTTCTTGCGAAAGATATCCTCCCTCTCGTCGGTAAGTACATGTCCGAGGCTGCCAAGAAAGGCGGCGCTTTAGACAAGATGTTGAAATCTAACCAAGTTGCGATGCAACGTTTATCTATGACTTGGCAGAATTTCCAAAATGAAATATTCATGTCAGGTTTCGGTGAGGCTTTGACTCGCACGTTTAATAGCCTAGCTTTTGCACTTAAAAACAATGATGGTGCAGCTAAAGCTATTGGTATCACGCTTGGCGGATTGATTGATGGTTTTATGTATTTTGGTGGAACAGTTCATGATGTTTCATTGTTGACATATCACTATCTTAATAAGTATATTGTTGACCCGTTGACACAATTAGTTCCTGCATTAAAAGAAATTGAAGGAAGTTGGGTAGCTCAAGCAGCAGGTGTTTTAATTGCTGCTAGTGCATTTGCTAAACTTTCAGGTTTCTTGTGGTCAATTGTTAAAGCTCTTAAAATGATTCCCAAGTTGCTTCCAGCAGCAACCGCCGTTGGTGGTGCAGCCGCTGCTGCAACAGGAGGAACTGGCGCTGCTGTGGCAGGAGCGGCAAGATTTGGTGCAACACCAATTGCCATGGGGGCAGCACAAGGGTATGTGTTCCATAATTTTGTCCAAGATTATTTTGTCCCTTGGCAAAAGAGTATTGTTGATAGCATCTTTGGTGCCCCGACCATGAGAACCGATATGCGGCCAAGTCTGCAATCTTCTGTCTCTGGCATTAGGGTTCCTGCGCTCGCACCAATGTCAGGGCCTTCCCCCTTAATGAATCAACAACCACAAAACATCAATATTAAAGTTGTTCCCGATGGTACTAAGTTTGCTGATGCTGTTAAAGTTGAAGTAGATGCTGGGACTTCTAATCTCGGTAATACACTGATCAACTTAATGTCAGATTGATACGTGTCCTAGTTAAATTAAAAGGGTTGTTAATTCAACCCTTTGTTTTATATTGTTTCTAATTTAATATTTAAAGCATTGTTAAACTCTTGAATATTTTATGTTTTTGTGATAAGATTATTTATAAGTTTATAATGTTATTGAAAATTTAATAACATAGGAATTAATAATGGCTTACACAATGTTTATAAGTGGATTAAGAGGTGGCAAACAAGCCATCGATAATAGGTCAAGATTGAGAAATGTAGACGACTCTGAAATAGTCATGATTTTTGACAGTGTTGATAACTACAGTATCTCCTTGCAGAATGAAAAAACACAATATCCTATTGAATCTAGGTCTAACGTAACAGACCATGTTTTTAGTCCAGATGGCAAATTTAGTTTTGTTGGTCGTATTACTACTGCCCCTTATTTAGTTAGGAAAAGGGTAGAGTGGGATATAAATACTGATGAAAAATCACCAAAAACTTCAGAGCGTATAAATAAAGCTTATGAGGTGTTAAAAGCAGCTCGTGATAGTCGCTCAGGGATATCTTTAGAATTTGAAGAAGGATCCCTCAGTAATTATGTTATCAGTTCTGTTGAAATGAACCGTGAAGGTCCCACAGACCAGATGGTATTCAATATCTCACTAAGTGAAATGAGGACTGTTGCTGTAGGTAAAACTGTACTCGCTATGAATGTTGGTGCTGATTTAAATAATACAGCAAAAACAAATCAAAATAAAGGTGCTAAACAAGGTAGTGTTCCCGATTTAATTCGCAGAAAAGAAGTTACAGTTACTGAGACTAAAAACTTGACAGCTCCTTTTAGTAAGATCTTTTTAGATGAAGGACTAACAACTTCTATCCCACAAAGTCAGGTGCAGCCTAAATTAAGCTTTGGAGGCAATTAATGGCTACCTCACAAGTATTTAATATTGAGGAAGGATACCCAGACCAAACCCAACGTATTATCATAGATGATAAAACCTATGAAGTCAGGTTCATATTTAATGAACGAGGTGAAAGTTGGACAATGTATATTGGGGATGTAGGTGCTGACCCTACAGTTTCTTTTAAATTAGCATCTTATACAAAACATCTGACTCCGTACAATTATAGTCTCAATCTTCCTTCTGGGGATATTATTGCCGCCGCATTAGCTGATTTTAGTGCCAGAATTACACAATACAATGTTGGCCCTTCAAAACAAGTTGAGTTGTGGTATAACAGCCCCGACAGTTGAAAACTGAAGGATATAACTGCCCATAAGGCATTAATAGTTAACAGTAGGGGTGTGTCCTGTGAGAACATACAATTTCATTATTGGTAAGCCAGTTAGATTCACAGGAAATACAATTAACATCCAAGAATCTGTTGATAAATCTGAAAACAATGCTTACCAAATAAAAGATAGTTTACAAATAGAGTTTGAGGTTGTCAAGGACAATACCGATAAACCAAACAAAGCTTATGTTACTGTCTATAACCTACCAGATACAATTGTACAGTATCTAAAAGATAACCTCGATAACTCATTAGGTGGAATGTTAGAAGCAGGACAAGATGGAAATAATGTCCAAGTCTTTGCTGGTGCAGTTGAATATATGGAAGATAGTTGGGACAGGCATACAAGGAAAACTAAGTTTATTTTTGGTGATGCAAAACAAAATTTAGCCTATGCTAAAACTAATAGATCTTACCGTGCTGGAACAGCTGCAAACAAAATTATCAACGATCTAGTTTCAGATATGAAACTTCCCATTGGACGTATTGCTAATGTCTCTGGATCAATTCAATCTGCTCGTTCATTCTCTGGGAAATGCTCAGATAACCTTTCTAAGTTCTGTAAAGAGTTTGGGGCTAATTTCTCAGTTCAAGATGGTGCAAGTTATGTCACAGTAACAGGTAAGCGTTTTGAGCAATTTGTTTATGAGATAAGTGAAGAAACAGGAATGATTGGTTCTCCTTCTCCTAAACAACCCTACATGAGTAAAGTTGCCAAAGCCGCACAGGATGCAACAAAAGAAGATGTTGGTCTTGAAGTAAAGACACAATTATTGGGTGCGATTATTCCAGAATCCACTATTTACTTAAAGTCTAGATATTACGATGGATTTTATAAGGTAATTAAAGTGACACACAGTGGAAGTTATGAAGGTGGAGATTGGGCGAGCACTTTGCAACTTGTAGAAACAACAGGAACATTAGTGCAATAATTATTAATTATGTAGTTGTAATTTAAGGAGGTATAGTTGAAGATAACATCTAACAGGTTTGATGATGCGCTCTCATTACAGTTGATGTTGAAGTATTATATGAAGGTGTGTCTCCTGTAGACCAGCTTTTAAACTATAAATACCCAACAATATATGATGTTCCAGTTCATACATATAGCGCCCAAGGCGGCACAATTAAAATAACAGTACCCATTAAAGCAGGTGACATCGGTATCGTAAAGTTTCCTGAGAAACCTATGGATGGTTTTAAAGGCGGAAAAGTCTCTATTGATTTAGAAAAGAATATAGATACTCACGTACTTCAAGGTATTTGTTTTATCTCTGAAATTTCTACTGAAACAACACCAGTTACTATAGATCCTGAAAATTTAATCATCCAACACAATACAACAAAAATTACAATTAAAAAAGACAGTGTTGAAGCAGTTACAGAGCAAGACTTTAAAATCAATGGAGCAAAAGTAACATCTGATGGTGACTTCGTAACAAGCGACGGTATTAGCCTAAGAAATGTAAAACAAGTTTATAATAATCATACGCACGGAGGAGGTCAAGTACCTTCTCCCCAACTATAAGAGGTCTATGTGGCGACCGAATATGTAGATTTGCAATTAGACCAAACTACCGGAGATCTCTTGATAACAGAGTCAGGAGATTTCCAATTAGTTACTGAGAACATAAATTCACTATGGCAACGACTGTTGCTCAGATTTTCAATTTGGCAAAATGAATGGCAGTTTAATTTAGATTTTGGCTTCCCTTATGAGAGTTACTTGGGGAATAAAATACCTAAAGAAGTTGTTGACGCCAAGATTAGAGAAACAGTACGTTTAGAACCAGATGTATTAAGAATACAAGATTTTACTTCTAGTTTCAATACACAAACTAGACAGTATGAAGCATATTTGACAGTAATAACACAAGAACTTGAAGAAGTCAATGTTGCCTATTTTGGTGACGGTTATTATTATCCCTCACCTAGTGAGACGGCACAAGATTTGTGTCCTTCTTTAGGTGAAGTTGAATATGGTGCAAAACTTTATCATTTTATTAACTTTAGATTGCCTTTTACTGAGGACTCTACTTGGATTAATACTTGGCAAGGATTGTACAAAGATTTTAGAAGAATAAGTTGGAACTCTCTGCTGCAATGGAGCCAGCAAGGCATTTCGTGGGGCGGCTGGAAAGAATTTTAAGAGGAACATTTGAATGTCAGTAAAAGCATGGGAAAAGTATCAACCTAACGCATCCTCACCTTCTCCTCAATATCCTTATGGTAGTTTGAGACAAGAGACTGCACTGGGAATGGGTGATGGTACACCCTTAGATGTTGAGTGGGGCAATGATTTTGAAGCATTTAAACAAACAGCTTTTTCT